GGCTGCGCAAACGGCGCATAGCTCCACATTAGTTTTAAAGCAGGGAAGCGAGACTAACCCGCCTCCCTGTGAAAATCATCATCCCGAATCAAGGGGTTGCAAACAACGTGGGGGTTTCCCTCCATGTATTTCTTTAGTATTGGTGTGCGTTATCTCTCTTGGTATCGGCAGAAGTAAAGCGGTCATACTTTAATTCGTCACGAAGGATTGCTATTTCTTGACTCATGCCTTCAAGTACTTTTTTGATAGCGTCACAGATTCTTACCCCTGCCTTTTCGCGCCCTTCATATTCGTACTCTTTGGCATAGAGGGTTCTGTATTCTTCGTTGTTCTCGGCCTTTGCGCGGGCTGCTGCATTGCTTTTTTCACTTTGCGAATAGACATGAACCAGCTTGCTAAACTCTGCCTTACGTTGCGCCCTTGTCACCCGCTGAACCTTGGCAACGTCTGCAAGTATCTTGGTGTACCAATAGTGCTGGCTAGATAGTTCGCGTCTCATATTTATTAGCCGACTCATTTCAAGTTCTGGCGTGTGCTCAAACTCGCTTATTAGGTCGTCTACTTTCTTTGGGTCTAGCATCGGTGGTTATTAAAGTGTCTTTAGGTGCTCGTGCATGGCTTTGATTGCGCCGTTGAAAGTGTGGGCTTCAGCAATGGCAAAAGTCAACTGCCGCCAATTTTCCTTTGTGTATACGTATGCAGCCGTCCAACTGTGGTCATAAGTAAAAGTGAGTAGAAACTCTCTTTCCTTTTCGTCTGTGAACGAACCCGGCAACCCGTAGGTCATTCGGCCTATCTTGAAGTTCTGTTTGCCTGTTGATGCTTTCATTGTGGTAGGTTAGGGTGGTTGCTATTCGTAGATGTTTCCAGCAATGACCAAAGACCGACTGTGTGACCAAAAATTATATTGTGTCACGTTACCCACAATCGCTGGCGTGTCCATCTTTGAGTGCCGGGGTAACATTAGAGTAAATCCGGATTTTAATTGCTTTACGATTAAGCGGGTTCCCTTAGTGTGGTATTCGCCATTGTGAGTGTAAAGACTAGCCGTGGTGCCTCCAATAAAATCAACCTCATCTCCGTCGTAAATGTCAGCACCGTTTTTGTCCTTCATTGGAGAACACTGCATCACGATACATTCCTCGTCAATATCGTGGAAGTCTCCATTAAGGAACACCCCCGCCATTTCGTTGGCCGTGCCGTGCTCAAATCCGGTCACGTCGTAACGCATTTTGCCGTTTGCGAATGCTCTAAATTTTAAGTGGTTCATGCTACTTGTAGTTTATCCCCCTGAAGGGCTGTTAATTGGTTGGGTTGTTCAAAATACATAGGGTGCTTACCCTCTGCAATTAGTTGTTCTTCGAGTGTGGCGATGTACTTCCGGCACATCTTTACGCGGTCGTGAACTTGCTCGATGAACTTCGGGTCAGCATCAAACTTGTATAGCTTCACGCGCAACTGAATAGGCAAGTCGTCGTAGGTGTTGTTTCGGATTTCTTCGGCTAGTATATCTTGGTATTCATCTTCGGTGTATTCAGGTCCGTACTTAGCCTTTGTCTTGAAGAAAGCAGAGCGTTCTATCATATCCATCGGCTTGCTCACTAAGCAATAGGCCAACACAAGGCTTTTGCGCTTGTACAGGTGGCCGTAGCCCTGTAATTGAGCGTGATACCCCTTATCTATCGTTGAAGCCCACAGCGGGAACGTGAACGGGTTGTCTGAGCATTTGGTATCGTACACGGCAACGGGCGTTAATACGTCACACTCTCCATTGATAAAGCCGTCCGACATTCTGCCTTCGTGCTTGAACATAAACGGGTCGCTTTCGTACTTCCCGGTTAACTCAATGGCTTGTTCCTCTCCCCTGTTCCCTTGTTCCGTTACTCTGGAAGTAAAGTCTTTGTACCTATTGTAGATTTTGCTCGTTAGCCAATCTTCGCAGTATGTCTTTAATCCGGCTGGCAGGGATGGGCGGTTGTGGTTCGCAAGCAAGTCCCTAAGTTCTTCGACCATGTTCTTACTCAGGCCCGTTTCTTTCTTGCCTGTCTTGACGCTTACCGTCTTTCCAGAACGGCGGCGAATCAGGTAAACCATACGCCAATACTGCTTATGCGTTAGCGACATGGAAGCCATAATGGAATCAATGGAGGAACAGCGAACCTGAAACTTGCTTGCGTACATCTTAGACGGTTTGCTTTAATTCAAATGCGGTAGCCTCTTTAACCAGTAGTTGCCAGTTGGTATCGCTGATGGTGTACTTTGCCTCAATTTGCTTCCGGGTGAATCCGTTGGTGGCAACGTAAGACGCGGCGGTCCCCCATGCTTCATGCTTAGGGGTTAACTCCTGTTTCTTGGGTGCTGCCTTCGGCTGTGTTGCCCGGTGGCCGTCGTCGTCGTCCTCTCCGATAGCCAACCCTAAAACGGCTGACAAGGCGTAGCGGCGGGCATAGGTGAGCGCAGAACCAACCGCTTGGGGGTTGTTATCCTTTACGGGCGCAAGGCTGATGGTAGACTTCACAAACTCGCCACTTTCAAAGTGTGCAAGCAAGGTGGTTAGGGTGCCGTCTCCGGGCAACTGGCTGACCACTAAGCCAGCTTCACGCAATGGGTTGCGGATAGTACCCATAATGTCTTCCAAGCCCGCATACTTGTTCTTTAGGTGTGGGTTGGTCTTTGTCTTGGGTACGTTCGGGCAATTAGCCTGAAACGCTGAAAGGGCTGTCATTAACTTGATGATGTTTTCGCTTTGGTCTTGCTTACTCATTGTTGTTGCTTTGCGCCGGTAGGCTGGTTACTACTTGGAATTATTAAGTTGCAATGTTTTTATATTTTTTTTCCGCTCCTTTTCTTAGTTCATTTTCATCCTTGGTTAAACTAAATCCCATGTATTTGCAAAGGTGGTCGTTCTTCATAATGCAAATGCACATTCTTTTATAAGTCGGAACAGATTTAAAGTCCTTAATGCCTACATCGTCAAGATATTCCATAGTCACAGGAAGTTTTCTTGTATTGTAATTAGTAGAACTCTTTACGTTAATCTCTATTCCTAGAGCCTTTAGTTCAGATATTATTTCTTCACTTAAAACCCCCCCGCGTTCTCTCCAAAACTTAATGCTAGTTTTTAGTTTTTTTTTGTAGCTTTTTGCAGCATCTTTTGGTAGCGTACTTAAAAGAAATTCCATGTATGACTTCCATGTATGGTTCTTGGGTAGTTTTAATGACCTCCATCCCATTGCAGTAGTACCACCGTATAAGCCCGTAAAGTTTACTCCGTTAACCCTACTTATTAGTTTGCCCCATGTATTTGGCTCAACCACCTTATATAATTTCAGAGTTTCAGAGCCTTCCGAAATGAAAGGGCTTGCAACTCTCATTTGATCTATTGTCAATCCGGCTTGCCAGAAAACATCATATAGTTTGTTGTAGGTCCATTCGTAGCGATAGTTAGAAATCCATACGTCCCTTGCTTTCCAATCAAACACCGGGTAAGCGTTAACGACGTTAGGGTTTAATTCCTTAGTCCATTTTTTCCCTTGGTGTTTGTTGGTGTTTTTTTCTGAATGTATTGCCCTCCAACGATTAAGGCTTTCGTCTGTACGTATCCCTACGAGGCAACAGGTTTTTTTAGCTTGCTTCTTTTCGTGTATCCAATGTGTGAACTTTTCGGAGAACTCATAATCCCACATATCTTCATCGAAGAAATTGAAATCTGACTTAGTGTAGCAATCTTCTGGAAGATCACTAACCCAAATCTCTTTTTTACTTTCTTCCCAAGGCCGCCAATAGCTTTGGTGCATACTTGTGCAGGTAGTGACCTTAAAAGGTACGCAACATCTATAAACTTCAAGAATATCCTTATTCTCAGAAAGCGTTTGGTCAACGTATTCGGTAGTCATCGTGTACTGTGCCTCATAATCCAAATGAAAAACTCCAATCTTTCGGTTTAAATTATTATTCCTAATGTAGTCAATACATAGGTTTAGCAAAATGCCACTATCCTTACCTCCTGAGAATGAAACATAAATGTTATCAAACTCATTAAAGATGAAATCAATACGTTTATTTGCTGCTTCGTAGACGTTCATGGTTAAAATAGTTTTAGTTGGATTGAATGGCCTCTTGCGCTTAGTTCAATTCTTTTAAGGCGGTGATAAGATTCTGGTTTTCTAGGCTGGAAGCCCAAAGTTTTAAGGGCTTTATCATTCTTTAGTATTGCTTTGCAAAGTTGCTTGTATGAAGGGGCTTTATTAAGTTGCTCTATCCTTGCTGGAACTTCGTCAGGGATACCATTAGAATAACATCTCGATTCCCAACCCTTGATGTATGTTTCTATTTCTTGTTTCATATATTTTGATAATTTTGTCTGCAACATTATTTGCTAGTGCTTTTTCATTGTGGCTTAGTCTTCCCCATGCTTTTCGAGTCAACGTTTCAGGAACGCCTAACCAATAACAGCAACTAGCTTGACCTATCCATGCCCTTCTGTTTGCGCTAACATTTGATAGGTTTTCGTCGGACGAAATAGGCCAATCATCCATCACATTTATTCCTACTTTAAAAAACGTTTCAGGGTCGCTTAATAAGCCCTTAGCTTGTTCAATTGCGGAATCAGTCGAGGGATGGGAAAGGTTAAACATTCCGTTTATGAAGTCTTCCCAAAGGTGGTAAGGATAGCTTATTTTATTCATGTTCTAAAAATGCTTTTGTAAATTCTTCATCTTTGAAAAGCGAAGCTAGGCCGGTTACTTGCTTTAAGCGCAACAACTCGTCTTTGTCCATTCCTATGTGCTTCAAAATCCAAGCGTCACTCATTCCAGCGTTAACAAGTTCTGAAACGATATTGCTCATTAGTTCAATTGAGTGCGAACCCCTTGCTCGGTTGTGACGGATAGTAGAAGCCATCCTGTTACTTTCGTCTTTCTCGATTACTGCAACAGGCAATTTCCCCCTTTCGCGGTCAAAAATTCGCTTTGATGTTTTAAGGACGGTAAATCTATGATAGCCATCAACTATCTCATACATATCTTCTTCTGGAAGGTGGTAACACACTACTGGCATTGTGTAGCCGTCTTCCCAAATTGATGTTTCAAGCAATTTCATTTCGGGTTCTGCTACTGAATTAGGGTTGTAGCTGTTGGCCCTAATCTTTTCGACTGGTACTCTACGTACATTATAAACTGGTGATTGGTATTCCATTGTTTTGTTTTGTGGGAGCAAATTTAGACAAATATGCTACTTGTTTTATTTTAAAAGGAGATTAAAGGCGGGCCGACCTCATGTCTAGCCGACCCGCGAAAGAGTGTTGTTCACCCAAATCAAATAATCTCAATCACAT